TAAAAGAAAAGCCTGTCGCAATTCCCCTGCAGGTATTGCGTGTACTTGCCCCAAACATGCTTGCCTAGCCATTCGCCAAAAACTCGCATGCATTCTTCTTGATTCCACTTGTTGAACATGTAGAAACCAAAATTCGTTACTTCATTCATAGTTTTTTGTTTTTAATCGGTTATGTCTTTGTTTGTAATATCTATTGCTCTGCCGTCGGTAATGTCTTTCAACTTATACCATTCTACCTCAGGTTGTTCTAGTCCCCAAAAGCCGATTAAAAACTTTCTATTGGCACAACTAGAATGCCCCGAATACATAGGTCTAAGAATGTGGTCATTGCCACGCTCTTTGATTTCGGCAACTATCGTTCTATACTCTTTCATGTTGTTTTGTTATTTGGTTGATTATTATTTGATAATTTCGTGTTCACTTACAATGTAATAAACTTTTGTGTTTGTAAAATATAGCGCAACAAAAAATACGTCATCGGAACATTTTGCCGAGGCGTCAAGCAAGCCGCCATGCACGGATTGCGTTTGCAATGCACTATTGTTCGCTGCGTTTATTGCTTTTTCTTTGTCGGCATACACGCCAAGAATGTTTTGTGCTATCATTTCTGGAGCATAACTATCTCTTGTGTATGATTCTGTTCTAAAAATATACGCTTTCATAATTATTACTTTTTAAAAGTTATTTGCCACTATCGGCTAGCCACTTGTCGAAATGCTTGTCTATAGCTTCTTGCAAAGACACACACGAATGACCCATTCTTGTATGCATTTATAAAAAAGTTGTAAACGCACCAAGCATAATTAGACGTTAATTTGTCCATGTTGCCACTTTATTTGCTTTCTAGCGCGTTTTCTTTTGTCGGGTGGGTAGTTATCCCACAATGACAAAAAGCGCGTCACGCGTCGCTTATTCAACCTCGTCGCCGTAACACACCAAAACGTCACCAACAACGAAGTCGCCAGAGTAAGGATGGGATTCTTCAAGCACCGCGGTAGCTGCATCGTTGAAATCGAGCCCGTTCACTTTTCCTTCCTCGTTCACAATCATAATTCGACTATCTTTGAGATACACAATCTCAATAAAGCCACCTACTATGTTCTGCATTTCTTTCAACGAATAATGCTTTCCGTTCTTCGGTTCAACATTAATCTTTTCACCGTTTGTTTTTATAATTGTTCCCATAGTCGTATTAATTTTTGATAGTGTACTCGGTTACCCACTTGCCAGTGTTGGTCTTAATCTTGCAGGTGTTGATGTTGTAGCCACGCTCGCGAAGGTCATGAATGCGGCTTGCCAAGCGCATGCACCCGAAAAGGTTCAATGCTTCAAGACTCGTAATCGAATAGCCTTTCTGCATCCATTTAAGAATCATGTTGCACTGCGTCTGTGATGACGCGGCATTGTCGTTAATATTTGCCATGGTCATACTTGTTTAAAAGTTGTTGATGTCAATTTCTTCTACACGCGTATAAGTCAGCTTACCTTCGTAGCCACGACGGGCAAGTTCCGCCATGAGCTCACGCGGCGTAAATTCAGTAAGCCGTGTATTCCTGGCCGCCTCAAGTTCTTTGTCTAGCGATGCGAGTTTTTTCTTGTTTTCCTTGCCCCGCGCAATTAGTTTTGCACGGCATTCCGTACATGTGTGTGATACACCAAAATGAGTTTTGGCAAACTTTTCGATGGGCAACTCCCTGTCGCATACCTTACAAACTTTTGTTTCCATGTCGTTTTGATTTTTATTTAGTTGTTGATGATAAAAGAAGTCTTGCTATACGAGCTGGCAATACACGCGATGCGTTGCATGCGTCACAGCACTTGCCTTCTTCCTTAATCGGCCACGGGTTGTTGCCCCAGCCCCAAAATACATTGCCGCAGATGCAGCACCTTTGTTTGTTGTTGTCAGTGTTCATGATGTTTGTTTTTTGAATTAATAAGTGTTGAGATATTCCATGTAGCTACACACGGCGAACTCGTCATGGTGTCGCGTGCCTTTCGGCATCTTGAAAACCTTAAAGTAGTTGCAGTTGCTACGCTCGTTTCGTTGAGCACACACCTGCAATGCTTCCTTTCTTGTCTTGAAATACTTTTTCATAATGCTATTTTAAATCGGAAATCCCCATGCGCTTGGCGATGTCTAGAATCTCCGTTGTAAGTCTTTTAACTGCACACTTGCCCGTAACTAAATGAATTTTTCAAGCCACGAATGTAGCCAGCTAGTTTTATTTGTAGCTTTCTATCATCACCGCTAAACTCCCAACCGCTAAATAGCGACGAGTCAACGTCGTTGTAATCACGCATAAGCTGAAGAATCTTTGCACGATTTTCTTTGTGCGTGTTAATACGCCACCACCCGCGCCATGTGGTCGGGTCATCATTCTTGCATACGTCGGGAAACACATTGCGAAGCACTTTGATAAAAGCCTGCGTGTCGCGGCTATTCTTCTTGCGCTCGTTTTGTGTTTTTGCACGCCGTGCTATGATGTCCATTTTCTCTGCTTCGCTTTTTGCTTTCATTGCGGCAACATATTTCTCGTTGCTTGCCCCCAGCTTTTCACCTTTTGCCTTCAATGCCGATAGTGCTGCGGTCGTGCGTTGTGAACAAAGTTCGCGCTCGTACTGTGCAACACTAGCGAACACACCCAGCAAAAGAGTGTTTATCGTCGGCATGTCGCAAAAATGAATTTCGATTCCCGTGTTCACCACCTTAAAGCAAAACTCAACATCACGGGCGAGGCGGTCTAGCTTTGCAATAACAAGCGCACACGCATTGCTCCTGCAATATTCTATCGCCGCAGCTAACCCTTTTCTATCGCGGTGCGTACCACTTTCCACGTCGCTAAATTCGGCGGCACACACGCCGCCAGAACGCTTGATAAAGTCCTCGCACATGGCTCTTTGTGCCGCCATACCTAAACCACCAGCGCCCTGCTTGCGTGTAGACACGCGAAGGTATATTGCAAATTTTTTCATAATTCTCCTCCGTAAAAACTTCCGTACAATATCACTTTTGTATCTTTGTGACGAAGCCTGCCGCATTTGTTTATGCGTATATTACTCACTCCACAAAGGCTATAGACATCTGCCGCAGCTTCACGAGCATTTTCCAAATTGTCGCACTTGATTGCATAGTGTTTAGTTTGATAGCCCATTAACCTAAAATAGTTGTTAGGTCTTATCTGAAATGTTACATATATTTTTTTCATTTTTAACTCCCTTTCTATAGCTTTAATTAGATGATTCCGTTTTCCTTAAACTCCCTAACTAGTCCGTAACGCTTTGCATCTTTTTCTAGACGTGACGTAACATCTGCAATAAACGCCCACGACATTTCGGTGTTCGCTATGTCATACTGCCACACCATTGCATGCGAACGAAGCTCTGATTTTCTTTGCTGGTACGTTTTCATAATTCAAAGATTTTAATTTCGCAGGACTATTCCTGCTTGTGGGCGCGGGTGGCGTTGCTCTAATCTACCCATGTAGACACCCCGACCGCTTCGAACGGATGCGCCCTCACTTTCTAACTTAAAAACTTATTTATTCTTCAAGATACCTCCCGAAAGAATGTACCCGATAAATCCGATAAATACGATAAACGTCATATAAACCTCGCTTTCTTTTACCTTACACGTACCCAAGACGATTCAAAACACTCAGCTTTTCCTCGTCGGTCATGTTGTTGTTAATAAACTGCGCAAGCACATCAAGAGCTCTGTCGCTGCCGATTTGCTCTGCCACTTGCATAACACACTCTATGAAATTTTCCCCGTTAAAATCTGAATACATGGTTCACTCGTTTTTTGGGTTGTTATTTACACTTCACATAAAAGTGGGCATAACGCCCGCGCTCGCTATCACAGTTAAAATATTCGTAGTTATTGCAAAGTTGGTCGAATGTAAAGCCGAGTGACTCGCCGACTTCTTTGCTAATTACTATCGGCGTCTGCCACGCGCTATCGAAATGCATGTTGCACGGGCAAAGATAAATCATTTCGCCTTTATGAAACATATTTCTTGCTGTACGTTTTTGCACCTGCTGCATCATCGTGCCCATGGTGCTGGAATAAAATTTCTCCATGATGTTGTATTGCCTTAAATTGATAACCCTTTTGCTTTCATAAATTCCGATGCACTTTCAAACCTGCAAAGCGAAACAAGGTGCAACCTAAATCCGCCTTCGAATATTATAGTGTCTTCATCTTGATATATACGCCCGACGTTAAACGTGTCGGCATACTCTTTCATCGCTTCTACTGCGTCATCGTAATGTGCAAATTCTGCAACATATTCAACAACGCTTTCGCAACCGCAAACCTTTTCGGTTGCTACAATAATATGAGCTAGTTCCATGATGATAAATATTTATTTATTTTGGTTGTTTGTTGTTAGTCGCAAAAGTAACCATCTACAATGGCAAACGTGAGTGTAGATTTGCCTTCGCTGTATTCCTTTTCAAGCGTAGCTTCGTACTCGTAGAAGCCTTTTTCGACGTTCATTCTGTCGAGTTTCCTAACTAGAGTAAAACCTCTTTTATTTGTGTATTCCTGCACCTCTTCGTTCATGACTTTCTTCGCATTGTCCCACGAACGAAAATATCTGTCCCATGCATTTCTTCCATATTTGTCGGAATACGCAGCCCTCGTTAAAATACTAAATCCCATATTTGACTCGTTTTTTATTCGTTGATATTACTAAAAATCTGTTCCCACTCTTCGGGAGAAAATCGCCTAAACGCCGTTGATTATTCTTCGTAGTAATAGTTAATTTTTTGGATGTATTTTTTTGCATCCTCAAAAGGCCATACCATTTCGCCGAGTCTAAATTCCTTATATTTAAAGGACACTTTTACTTCTTTATGGTTGAATTCTTCTATCCATCCACGAATCACTACGGCGTCACCTTTATATGGGCAAAATTCAAAGTAAGCGGTTTCCCCAGATGTTAACCTTATAGTGCAATGCATTGGAAGTTCGAAGTATTCGAAAAATTCTTCAAATGTGGAAAAATTTCTGTGTGCCATAATTTAAGCCCTTTCTTATTCTTTTACGTTGTTAAAAATGTTTCTCCACTCTTCAGGCGTGTGGGCGGTGATGATTAACACCGCCACACTAATCACGATAAATGCTCCAAACATAATGTAATAAGTTTTAAGTGTCGTTTTTTAGCAGTCACTAAACACGCAGCCCGATTCTTCGTCAAAAGAATAATCAAACCGCATATCGCGCTCAAACGCTTCATAATCAAAATAGCGAGTAAAAAATTCTGGCACGCCACTAGATAAGCATTCGATTTGCTCGTTAGCACATTCGTCCGTGAAGTCGCGAAAGCTGTCATACTTCCCCATGAATCTATCCCGCGCCTTTTCAAGAATATCTTCAAAATCTTTCAGCTCGCAGCCATGAATGCGAACGTACGCCTCAACCATCTCGCGCTCGTCTTCGTCTAGTTCCAGCCAGTCAATAATACGCTGCACGTCATCCGTACACATGGACTCGCTATAAAACTCTTCGGGAAATCCCTGAAAGTCCTGCATCATAAACTCTGGGTCTGCTTCGTCTTCGTGAAGACGGCGACACACCTCAAAAAATTCTTCAGCATCATTGCAGCTTTCGAGGTCTATCCACGCGCCTTCAATGCTGCCCTCGGCATACTTTTTGTACGTCCCAACATACAAACCGACGCCATCTGCATCTTGCATCAGGTAGTCGTTTACGTTTTCTTTTTTCATAACATAAACCTGTTTAAATTGTTTCGCGGAAATATCTCCGTTTGTGGGCTGGGCGGCGTTCCTCAACGCCCTGGCTGGTTTTAACAGACGAGCCCTCCTTTGTGTCGCGGCGCGGCCTACTTTGCGCTGTTGGCTTCGTCGCTTTCGTTTGTGTCTTCTTTTGTGTTTTGTGTTAGCATTTCTAGCCACGTGTCACACTCGGCTAGCATGTCGGCCAGCTTTTGTTCGTCATCAATTTCGTA